AGTCAGCATGGGCAGATAAACAAGCTGAAGAAGTTTAACAAACAAGGAGTCAATAATGGCTAAAAAACAAAAAGAACAGAAGCCAGTCTTGACCTTAGATGATAAAGAATATATCATTGAGGATATGACTGATGAGCAGAAAGTAATGGTAAATCATCTTAATGATATACAGAATAAGCAGAGAACAAATCAATTTGTTGCTGAGCAGTTATCAGTTGGACATAATGCATTTGTTAATATGCTTAAAGAGTCTTTATCTAAAGAAGAGGAATCAGAGGACAAGTAAATGCTGATAAGGAAAAGTTCTCAGGGTCACGATCTAAAGTTATATAGAAATACAACTCCTAGTTCTACCCGTACAAAGAAATACCCAGATGGTACAACAGAGACCCTGACTTATCCTTCTAGATATAAATACTTTTTAACATTTAATGGTAAAATTATAAAAAGAAGTGATAGTTGGGATACAATTGAACAAGCTTATGTTGATAAATGTGATGATGAACATGGTGGTGGTACAGGAAGAATGTTAATAGGTAAGCACAAATTAGTTAATAACATTATAAAAGAAATATGAACAAGGTAATTAAAAAATTAAAAAACGGAGATTTTACAGTTGTTAGTACGAGTTATGACATTCCTGTTAATTATGTCAGGAATACCAAATTGCAGTCAAGGATGGATAGTAGGAAACATTCCTCTGACACCACAAGATACACTTACAAACACAATATTTACCGAAATAGTTGATGCTGATAGCATTACACATTGGTATCATGGTCGTTTGTCTAGTTATTCTAATTGGTGTTATCTACACAATGATTGGGAAAAAGTCGAGGTAAAGTGAGTGCAAAGCCAGATACCGCTAGAAGTTACAGGACTACTATTCTTGACGATAACGCCATTGTTAGCATTAACCTTAAATGGTTGGGTCAGATTGGAGTTCTTATTGCAATGTTGGTATATGGTTATTGGCAAATTGAAACAAGGATTGCAAATCTTGAAAATAAAATGGGTGATGCAAATGAACAAATTGCAGACTTACTTAGTAAACATATTGTGGAAGAAAGAGCTCAAAGACAAGAACTAGCAGATAAAGTAGCTTTTTACGAAAAAGAATTTAATATAAACCCATTAAGTTGGGGTAAAAGAAAAAAGAAATAATGGATTTTTTAGCAATATATGGCGAAGCAGGAATGATTGGAGTAGTGGGTGCTATGTTCGTATATTTAGTTGTATCTCTTAGCAATAAATCTGCAAGACAACAAGAACAATTAGAAAATTTAAAAATTGAAAATAAAGGTCAATCAGAAACATTACAGAATATGGAAGGTATGATTATAAAACTTATTAACAGGTGGAATCAATCAGATGATAAATTAGATCGTAAGTTTGATGCATTGACAAAAGAAATAAATGATTTAGATAATCAAGTATCTAGAATAGATGGATCTCTTAGCAGGATAAATGGCAAGCACTAATGCACACATTAATTCTTTAGTTGTAGAAGTACCTCAAATAGATTCTTTATTAAAACATCTAGATTTATTATATTCAATCGTATTGAAAAAACAAATGGAACAAGAACAGATGCAAAATACAATATCATATTTTAGTGCAGGTCAAGGATCTAAATCACAAGCAGATAGTGTAAACTAATGGATAGCTTAAAGGTAACAGGATTAAGTACAAGTTTAGGAATTGTTTATTGGACAGATTTACTATCTGGTGTGCTTATGTGTATAATGTTTGCAGTACAAATTTACTATTTATATTTAAAAACAAAAAAAATAAAGGAGAGCTAATATGTTAGCAAAACTAATAGCAGACGACTTATTGTCAGATGAAAATGGGGCAGAAATAATTGCTGAAATTAATAAAGCAGTTGATATACCTATCATTTCAGAGAATACAGAACAAAAAATACTTGAAGCACTTTGGAAAGTTATTAAAAGTGTATTGCTTAAAAAAATTGGTGTATAATGCCAGCAGCTAAAAAACAATCTAAGAAATCTTGTGAATGTAAGAAACATATAGAATTTTTATATAAAGAATTAGAAGACTTAAGAGATAAGTTAGAAAAAGTATTAATAAGGATGGGATTGTAAAATGGCTCGTAAGCAAGGTAAAATGCCAGCAAGAAATAAAAAGAACTTTCGTTCTACTAAATCTGGAGCAGGAATGACCAGAGCTGGTGTAGCAGCTTATAGAAGAATGAATCCCGGTTCTAAACTAAAAACAGCAGTTACAGGAAAAGTAAAGCCTGGTAGTAAGTCTGCTAAAAGAAGAAAGTCGTATTGTAGTAGATCTGCAGGTCAAATGAGGATGCATGGTATTAACTGCTCAAAGACTCCAGATAAAAGAATATGTGCGGCTAGAAGAAGATGGAGGTGTTAAATGTCTAAAAAAGATGCTTGTTATTACAAAGTTAAAGCAAGATATAAGGTGTGGCCTTCTGCTTATGCTTCAGGGGCTCTTGTTAAATGTAGAAAAGTAGGAGCTGCTAATTGGGGTAATTCAAGTAAGAAAAGGAAAAAATCATGAATAAAAGTGTAAGAGCGCCTAAAGGTTATCATTGGATGAAATCTGGTAAAGGTGTAAAACTTATGAAGAATCCTAGAGGTGGATATAAAGCACATAAAGGTGCTAGCCTAACTGCTTCTTTTAAAGTGCAGATGACTCCACATTCTAAAAAAAAATAATGGCAAAAGAAGGTCTAAGGAAATGGTTCTCAAGGAATCAAGGTAAAGGATGGGTAGACTGTAAAACTGGTAAACCTTGCGGTAGACGTAAAGGTGAGAAGAGAAAAGGATACCCTGCTTGTAGACCTACAATGGCTCAATGTACTTCTGCTATGAAAAAGAAAACTAGTAGCAAAAGAATAAGTTGGAAATAATGGCTGACGTATTTGGATTATCTGATGTGGCATCTCCAGACACAGGCAGAGGAGGATCAACAAATCTTAAAACTGGAGGAATGAGAAGGAAATATAATATGAAACATAAAGGTAAAATGAAAAAATGTCCTGCAGGGAAAATGTATGACATGAAACTTAAAAAATGTGTAACTAAAAAAGGTGATCTTAATAAAGATGGTAAGATGTCTAGTTATGAAAGCAAACGATCTGCAGCTATTCAAAAATCAATGAAAAGGGGTATGTAATGCCAAGTAAAGCAAAATGTAAAATGATGGTAGGGCCTGGTAAGAAATATAAAACTATGTCTGAGTGTATGAGTTATGGTGGTAAAAAAATGGGTAAAACTCAGAAACCTATGGCATCTGCAAAAGCAGAGCAAGACATGGTTGGAAACGCTATGGCTAAATCTAAAAATGTTAGAATGAAAAATCGTTTAAAAAAACAAGCAATGTCTGGCCCTATGGGATACTAATGGGTAAAAAGATAAGTGTAGATTTATTTAGTAATGATATTGGTTTTGGCGATACAGTTAGTCGTGCAATCAAAACAGTAACTAGAGGAAAAATAAAGGAGTGCGGAGGATGCAAGAAAAGACGAGATATATTGAACAGGATGATTCCGTACAGGAACGCTACGAATCGGGGGTAAGAAATGGTGGTGCTATATCTGGATCTGAAGGTGGACTTAGATTAGATATATTTGACCATGATGTAAACTCTGAAGTAGACTTTACGGAAGATACTTGTTCTTTATGTGAACTTCCAGAACACGCTCAAAATCTTATTATAGAAGATATAGAGTACGAGCAAAATGGCTAAACAAACCTATAAAATAGAAAGTTTTCATGGTGGTTTAAATAGCAATGCAGACCCTAGAGATATAAAAGACAATGAGGCATCTAAATTACAAAATGTTAAAATATCTAAATTAGGAAGATTAAAACCAGTTGGATCTTGGGGAACTGACAATATAGGAACTCTTTCTAATCCTCTTAAAAATCGTGGATTAACTACTATGAAATCTGATAAAAGATTTGATGGTACTGATTCTAATGAAACATTTGTAATTGTATATGATACAGATGATAATGCTATTGATATAAAAGATAGCACAAGTTGGAACGATAATATTATTACATCTATAGATACAAATCATCCTGTCTATTATGTAGGAGATGGTAATTTAAGAGTAGGTGATGGTGAATTTAAATCTGGAACTTCTAATAAATGGTTTGGATATATTAATGAACATAGATTTTCAAGTTTAAATGCTGGATCAGGTCAGCCACAAATTACAAAAATAACTTGTGTAGCGGATTCTAGTAATAGTTTAAATCAAAAATGGTTTGATATTTATGGAGGCAATGGAGCTGGAGGTCAACAAAAAAATCAAGTTTGGATTGATATTAATGATAATGAGAGTAGTCCTACTGGTGGAACTGTTGGTGGTTACGGAAGTGGTGATATAATAGAAGTAACTGGATTAGTTACAAATGATACTGCTGAAACAGTCGCAACTCAAGTTGCATCAGCTATAAATGCAAATTCTAGATTTTCAGCAACAGCTAGTCAAGGAATTGTTACAGTTGTAGATGCTTCTAATGAAACTAGAGATGATGCTACATTATCAAATGGAGAAACTGGTTTTACAATAATAACTTCTCAACAAGGATCTTCAAATGGAAGTGCTGGGGTATTAGGATGGCAACAAGCAAATCAATCTATAGATAATCCCACAGCAGGACATTGTTTAATATCTACCCCAGCAGTTGGTAGTGATACTAATGGAGTTAATTCTAGTGCATCTGAATACATAGGTAATGTAGCAGAGGGATCTAATGGAGATGTAGGAGATTTTACAAGTGTAAATTTAAGAGTAGGTATTCAATTTACCGAAATACTTCCAAACACAGCTTCTGATCCTGTTTTTAGTAATACTTCCGCTACTGCTGATAATGTTACAGATATATTTCCATTAATAGGAAATAATAATATTAAAATTACGGGAACTACTAGCGGACTTAGTTCTACTGCTACTGTAGGTTATGTTGATGGTGGAGATTTAGAATATACAATATCAGATTCAAAAATTTGGGCAATAGGATTTTATATGATTCAATCCCAATATGATGAATTAAAAGAAGTTGCAATTACACATACTACAGGTAGTGCTTTTATAAAATATGTTTTTCCTTATCAAGAAATTAAACCAGATTGTTGGAATCTTCTTATTTGTTCTATTAATAATGCTCATATAACAAATGCAGATTTTGGTGATACTCTTATTCAATATACTATAGCAGTATCAGATCATCCTAACACTGCTGGTGTACCAGATTTTTATACAAGTGGCCCATTTACTGCTGATAATAATTCAATAAATGGTTTTCAACCAGGCTTATATGAATTTTATCATACTTATTTATATGATAAAGAAAAACAAGAATCAATGCCTTTTAAATTTATTGATGTTGATAGTGATAAAAATTATAATAGAATAAATATAGTTGGAGATTCTATTTTATTTAATTTTGATGTTTATATTAATTCATATGATAGTGGAGCTAATAATTATTCATTCTCTAAAAGAATAACTGGATCTAGATTATATTATAAAATTGAAGAAAATGATAATTTTTATTTAATAGGAGAATTGGATTTTGTTAATAAAGGATTAAAATGGCTACCTGAAGGTTTAGAAATGAATTATACTATGTCAAATACTTCAAATACAACTGGTAATTGGCTTAGTAAAACTGCTATTATAAAAGAAATATCTCCACTTACAGCAAATAGAATAGATACTTTTAAGACTATAAATGGGTATGGAGCATCTACAGAAACATTAAATGCAAAATTTAAAACAGCAGTTGTTCATGGTAGAAGAGCATATATAGGAAATGTTCAACAAGGAAATAATAATTTTCCAGATAGAATGTTAAAAAGCATGGTAAATAAATTTGATATTTTTCCAGATACAGTCGGCAATATAGATGTTTCAATAAATGATGGTGAAAGCATTATAAAGTTAGAAGCTTTTGCTGATAGAATATTACAATTTAAAGAAAATAATTTATATATAATTAATGTATCTGAGAATGTAGATTTTTTAGAAGATACTTTAACAGGTAAAGGATGTGCATTTGATTATCATGTAACTAAAACAGATTATGGAATTGCATGGTTTAATAAGTTTGGTGTTTATTTTTATGATGGTAGACAAGTTTTAAATTTACTTGAGAAAGATGGAAGAAGATTAATTAGTGAAGATGATTGGGAAGCGTTTATAACTGATGGTGTAGATGGAAACGCTGATGATACTGATATGTCTTCAGCTCATATAGGTTATATACCCAGATCTAGAGAAATATATATTAGAAATGAAAATAGTGATACATATTGCTATGATTTTCTTTTAAGAGCTTGGGCTCAAGGATCTGGTCTTTTTTTTGACTTTGGACAACCTAGTAATTTTGCATTAGACTCTGATCAAAATTTAATATATGTTGATAGAAGTAGTAATAAAAAAAGAACTCTTAAATGGAATCCAGACTCTACTAATAATGGTGGTACTTTTATTTACGCTACAAAAGATATTGATTTTGGGCAACCTCATGTAAGAAAAAAAATATATAAATTATATGTTTCTTATACGTCTGATGCAAACGGAGTTGTTCCTGTTTATTATTCTGTTGATGGAGACACATCATTAAATACAACTGCTGTAGCTGTAAGTGCAATGGCTCTTAGTAAACCTCAATGGACAGTTGCAGAATATAAATTTAATGATGATGCTAAAAGTTGTAATTCTATTCGTTTTCAATTTGGTGGAGCTACAGCGGGTGGTGCTTTTGCTATAAATGATATTACAATTGTTTATAGATTAAAAAATATTAGATAATGCCTTTAACAAGAGAAGAAAGAAAACTACTTCACCAAAAGTCTAAGCAACCTACTTTTGGAGTAAATAAACCAGATCCATCCGAAGGCCGTGAGGGAGATATAGCATATAGAAAAATAGAAGGTTCTGGAACAGTTCAATATTTAAAACAAAGTGGAGAATGGATAGCATTGTCTTCTTCAGGATCTATGCCTTCATCTAGGGATATTATCCCACCAATAAGAGCATCATCTTCTAATAGTCATGGTTCTTTAACTGGTTTAGGAAGCGATCAACATACTCAATATTTACTTGTAGATGGAACTAGAGCAATGTCTGGTAATTTAAGTTTAGGTGGTAATGATATAGGTTCTGTAGATGCTTTAGATGTTAATGGGCATACTACATTAGATAAAACTACAATAGATACAACAGATGGAGCATTTTCTGTAAGCGGTTCAAATCCTATTTCTTTAATAACTACTGGTTCTAATGATATTGATATAAATACTAATCAAACATTAGATGTAGATATTAATGAAGATTATGAAATGTATGTAAGAGATCTTTGTAATTGGGATACTTCAACAGTTGATTGGGATAATTCTTCTACTTTTGATTTAACATCTTTAGGTGATACTACTATAGAAACACAAGGTACAACAAGCGCTCCAAAAACACTTTCATTACTAGGTGGTAAATCTGACTTTACTAAATATGGATTAATATTTATTGCTAACTATAATAAAATAGATGAAAGTGGAGATTCTAGTACAAATTTTAGTGCTAATGGCATACATATTAAAACAGATGCTGGTGATACAAGTGCAAAACATAATAATATTTTAATAGAACAAACTAATCAAAATACAAAAGGGGCAGCTTTTGGAATACTTTTAAAAAGTCATAATGGAATAAAATTGCAAACAAGAGCTAATAATGCAACTCAAAAAACTGCTATGATTCTTGAAGCTAGTGGTTCTCTTGATATAGGATTAGGTCAAGATACTATTGGTGTTAATCAAAATCCATCAAGAACTAAAGTACATGGAATTTTTGAAACTTCAAATTTATATAGACCTTTAGATGATAGAATAATAACTACGGATATAGGAACAAATACTACTGATACAGATGGTAATCCCGGCAATGCAACTGGTGAGCATGTAAGGTTTCAAGCATTAGATACATACAATTTAATAAGAACTGTTTCAAGAGTTGTAAAAAATACAACTGTTCTTTTTACAGATGCTACTTGTGATACAACAAGTGGAGATGCTACAGTTACTTTTACAAGTACAGGAAATGCAAACGCTGGTCTTATTTCAGATGGAATGAAAGTAACTGGAACTGGTATTCCTACTGATTCTTTTGTAACAAGTAAAACTACATCTAGTTTTGAATTAAGAGATGCTGGCAATAATCCAGTTAATGCTACTGCTAACGGAACAAATGTAACTCTTTCTTTTTTTAATTATACTAATACTTTATATGATAATGATTTTATTTTAATAGCTACTATTATAGATAATGATGATGATGATGCTATTGGTACAATGTGGAAAATATCAATAACATATCAAGCTGGAGGAAATGACCTTGCTCAAGTATGGTATTGTGCTAAACAGAGTGCAAAATTTGCATGGCTTGGAAATAGCAATGGGTTAGCTTTATCAGCTAATGATAAAGGAATTGTTACTTGGACTAGTACAAATGGAATTAGATGGCAAAACGCAACTGGAGGAACAGTTACAAGCGTAAGATGTTCAGCTCTTAAAATTCATAGTGGTACTGAGGATTTCTAATAATACTGTTGGATAAAACAAATATGTTAATTAAATTAAATAGTAAAAGTATATAGTCAATATGGCCACAGCTTCAAAAATAAAATCTGCAATTCGGTCTAGAGGAGCATCACAAAGACAATTAACAGAACAATTAGCTGGTGTTTCTGAACAATTAATGAAAGCGCAAGAATCATCAATGATGGCTCAATTAGAAGAAAAAGAACAAGCTGCAATGTTTGGTACTTTATCTGCTGGTTTAGAAGCTGGAGCGTCTTTTTTAGAAGGTGTAAAGCAAAGACAAGAATTACAATCTAATATAGATTTTTTATCAGAATCTTTGGGTGAACAAGGCAAAGAATTGTCTATGGTAATGGGAGATAAATCATCCTTAATGGATGTTTTTTCAGGTAAAGCTTCTGTAAGTAGTTATTTATTTGGTCAACAGCAATATCAATTAGATGGTAAAAATGTAGGTAGCAAATATGACGTATCTGCTATGGGTGAAAGAGCAAGAGCCTTGCAACAAGATAATATGTTAGATACTTTCTTAGGTACAGATCCTTTGTCTAAAAAACAAGATGTTGGATTAGATACATTAGAATCTCCTAAAATGCCTTCTATAACTGGTAGACCTACTCCTTTGCAAGAAAGAGCTGAAGGAGATGGCCCTTCTGGTTTAGAGTCTCCTAAAAAAATAAAATTACCTACAAAGAAAGATACAATGATGGATAAAGTTGGAGAAAAGATTGAAAAAGGCACTCTTGTAAAAAGTGATGGTAATATAATTCCTGAAAAGATTATTAATAAAGCAAAGATGTCAGCGGAAGAATATTTAGAAACAGATCCTCCTAATGCTATAAAAGAAATGATACAACCTAGTTATCCTAAAGAAGATAAAATTAGTGATTTCTTAAAACCTTCTATAGATCAACCTGTAGAAAATGAAAAGTTATTTAGTTTCCTACCAGATTATTTACAAAGTAAAGATGAACCATCATTAGGGCCATTATTAGATAGACCTTTACAGGAAAGAGCATTGCAATACAGTTTTGATACACCTTCTACTAAAAGATTAAGAAGTGCTCAAGGTGGAGCTAAATTATTAAAAGATAAAATAAAAGATTTAAAAATTGCTCAAGATAATTTAAAAGGTGTAAGACCTTCTGATAAATTTAATAAAGAAAGATTTTCTAAAATAGTAAAAGAAAGATCAAGTGAATTGGAATCTTTAATATCTGAAATATATAATCCACAATTAGATTTATTTTATGGGGATGATAGTTCTGGCATTACTTTAAGAAACCAATTAGGTTCTGATTCTATTAAATTCATAAAACAATTAGCGAGTAAATAATATGTATATACAAGCAGCAATGTTAGGTTTAAGTGCTTTGCAAGAAATTGGATCAACTGCAAGAACAAGAGAGCAAGGTCGGGTTCAATCTAATTTTTATTCAGATGCTTTAACTGATTTAAAAGGAGCTGAACGAACATTGCAAGAATCTTTAGGTTCTAGTCTAGCTTTACCTACATTACAAGCGCAAAGAACAGCTGATATAACTACTGATAGAGCTCAAATGGGATTAGAGGGAATTAGAAAAAAACAAGAATCAATATCAGAAGCAACTGGATTTGCTGGTTCAGGTGTAGATCAAGATAATTTAAGAAGGGTTAGAAAAGAATATACTAGACAATTAGAAGATATTGATATATCTCTTAGTAAAAGTTTAGGAGATGTTTTATCTCAATTTGAGCAACAAAAATTTGAAATGAAATCTCAAAGACAACAATTAGAAATGCAAAAAAGATTAGCACAAGCACAAGCTGGAACTAAATACTTTGGATTATTTGGATAAATTATGTCTCAAACATTACAAGCATTAAACTCTATAATTAAATATAAAAATGAAAGAGAACGTCAGAAGATTGATAGGTCTTTAGCTATGATGGATATGGCAACAAGACTTAGACAACAAAAGATTGATAATGCTAGACAAGAAAGAATGATGCAATTAAGAGAAAATCAAGAAACAAGACAAGTTGAAAAAGCAGAATTAGATGCTATTTACTTAAATAAAAAAATAAATGCTTTAGATAAAGCTGATACTCAACAAAAAAGTGAACTTCAAATACAAACAAATGAACTTGAGTTACAAAAATTACAAGCTGAGGTAGATAAGGCTAGGGCAATAGCTGATAGAGAACAAAATAAAAATGTTGAAAAAATAGAAGACGATTTAAAAGCTGGTATAGATAATGAAATAAGATCTCAAAAAGAAATAGTATATCAATCATTTCAACGTTCATTACCCGGTCTTATGGATGCTATTAATAAAGGAACTATGGATAATGAATTTAGTTTAGCTGAAAGCACTCAAGTTATTAATAGTCTTTCTAAGATAGGTGAAACAAAGCAAGAAAAAAAATTGTATGAGTATATAGGTAATAAATATGGTCAATTTTTAATACCAGCAATAGCAGGATTTCAATTATCTGGAGGTAAAGATTACGATACATTAACTAATGGTTTAAGTAGATTTTATCTTGATGTAATGGATAATAATAAAATGCAAAATTTATATCAAAATGCATTTGGAAAAGAATCTGATGTTGTATTTCAAAATGATTTAAATAAATTAAGCAATATTATTGAGAGAGAAAGCACATTAGAATCATATAAAAATTCAGGCGATATTACCAAAGATGCTTTAAAATATGCAAAGTTACAAGGTAAAGATAGAAATGCATTTTTAGATCAATATATAGGAAATATATTACAACCTTATATTGGAGATTTTACACAAGAAGATATAGATGAAATTAATAGAAGAAGAGCGGAAGCTGGAGAAGAAGAAATACCAGCAGGTGAATTTGAGTAAATATGCCTAGTCAAAGAGCGATACAAGCTTTATTAGATTTACAGAGAGAAAAACTACAAAACTCTGAAGAACCATTCGCATTAGCAAGTGCTTATAATTTAAATGAACCTAATGAATCTCAAAGGTTTCAAATCCAAAGGCAACAACCTGAACAAACAGATAAAGATAGCAATGTAAGTTTACTACAAGCAGTTGGAGCTGGTCTATATGAATTTGGAGAAAGTGCATCTTTTGGCGCTGTAGGTTTTGCTGAAATAGGTGCTGAGAGAGCATTAGGTAGAGAGATAGAATTTCAAGAATATTTTAGACAGGCTCAAGAAGAAAGTTCTTTAGCTAAAGTATTAGGTGGTGTTGGAACAGGAGCGGGTTATTTACTAGGTGCTCCTATGAAACTAACAGCTAGGGTACTACAAAAACCTGCTACATCTATTGTATCTAAGTTAGTAGGTAAACAAACAATAGGCAAAGCATCAAAAGAGTTTAGTGAAGAAGCATTAAAAGCTGGTATAGAAAAAGGTGTTGTTAATAAATATACAAATGTATTAAAAGGTAAAACTGCTTGGGCTTCTACTAAAGGGAAAGATGCAAATAAAAAGTTTGCAGAACAATTTAATAACGAAATAAATAAAAGAACAGCTAGGGCATCAGCTAGGAAAGAACTTACAGATAAACAAATTGAAGTTGTTCAAAACATGAAAGATCGTATCATTAATAATGGTATACCTTTACAAAATCTTTCTCAATATGCTCGTACAACTTATGGTAATAGTAAGTTTGGTAGGTTTGCTACGGAAGCTTTACATGATGCATTTGTATTTAGTGTAGCAGATGCAGTAATGGATGTTTCTTTTCAAGGGCAACAATTAGTAAAAGATGAAAATGCTAAATTTAATTTAGGGCAGACTGGATATGCAGTCGCAACTGGATTTCTTGCTGGTACAGCTATAAACGCAGCCACAGCACCATTCGGGCCATTGGGTAAGATGTTTCAATCTAGAAAAGATTTTGCTAGTGGATTAAGAGCATACTTAGGTACTAATACTTATAAAGGCAAAGATTTAGAATACTTATCTGGTAATATGGCTGAAATAGCTAATATGAATCGTAAAAACAATATTAGCACAAGCTATACATTTACATCTGATGGTAAACAAAAATCTATTGATTTATTGCAAGACTATAACAATAGTAAAACAGTAAATAGTCAGGAAATAGCAAAACAATTAAGAAAAGAGTTTGGTGATAATGCTGAGAAAAAAGCACAACAATGGTTAATGTCTCAGAAAAGATTCTATGGTAAAGAGATTATAAAAGAAGCAACAAGAGAAGGATTAGAAAATTATAGATTATTATTTCCTAGAATGATGGTTGCTGGTGCGGCTATGTCTGGAGTTCAAGGTATACAGATGTATGTTCAAGGTCAGGACTTACAAGCAGAAGATTTTATATCTAGTATGTTGATAGGTGCATGGACACAAAGAAGAGGTAACTTTGCTAGAAGCGCAGATTTAAATGGTGAAATAAATAATTTAAGAAAAACGCTAGATCATTTAGGTATAGACAATTCTCAAACATTTTTTGCATCTACATTTTCTAAACCAAACAATGTATTTGGAGTAGGTTTATCACGAGACAATGAAACATTAAAAAATTATTTGATAGAACAAAGAATAGTTAGTGATACGGATGAAACTATTACATCTGATAAATTACCAGAAGGAGAAAAAACGTTTTTAGATTTAGAATCTGGAAGACCATTTGATCCTTATGATGGCAAACTAAATAAACTATATCAGATTATGAGTGAAGACTATAATCATGTAAAAAGTTTAGATCAAATATCTGAAAGACAAGCAAGAAGAATTAATGAAATTATAGAAACACAAGGTTTTAAGACAACAGAAGACATAGATAAGGCATTTACTCAAAGAGTTGAAGATGCTACGCAGAACATGGAAGAAAACTTAGTAAATGTATTAAATAGATTAAGATCTGCTGACTTAGATGGATTTAGTGTAGATGCAAATAATAATAAATTAGTTATACCTAATTCATTTGAAATAGATTCTAAGTTACTTAAAAAAGCAAAGGATGGAGAGTTTGAATCTTGGTTGGGTAAAAGTGGAGAGCAAGCAGCTGAAGAGTTATTAAATGCAAAAAGAAGTTTTCATACAGTCGAAAAAATATTAATAGGTATAGATAGAGCAGAACCTAACAATACTAAAGATAATAAAATATTAACAGAAGATGCATTAAAAGATTTTTATAATATAATAAGGGATTCTGAAAAATCAATTAATAGAATGACGAATCCTAAAGATGGTAGAAGAGAATTTAGATATACAGATTCAGATTCTTATATTATTCCTTTAATACAAAATAAAGGTAAGTTGTTTACTCAAAGAATATCTGATGTATTGTCTAAAGATACAATGCCTCAAAATTTACAATCATACTTAATAAATTCTGGATTACTTAAAAAAACTCAAGATGGCGAAGTAATGTTAATAGATGATATTTCTAGAATTAAAACAGATTATGAAAATAAAGCAAATGATTTAGGTAGATTGCATGGAATACTAATGGCTTTAGGTGATTATAAAATAACAAGTGAAAAACCAAATGAACCAAAGACTACTCAAATAGAAGCTTTAAAATTTATACTTCAAGATAATAAAATAGACATAGATACATTCAATAAACCTTCTATGAAATTTTTATATCAAATGACATTGAATGATATAAATAGAAGAAGAATGAATAATAAAGTTACTAATTCTAATGATATTAATTTTTTACTAAAACAATCTGGAAGTGCAATGTATAGTGACACTGGTTTATTATCTGAAGGTGGTGTATCTGGATTTAGTTTATATAGAGTAAATATACCTCATACCGTTAGAGGGAGAAATTCAGATAATACATTAGAATATGAATATAATAAAATACTAGAACGTTTAAATGAAGAAACAGATGGATTGGTAAAAATATCAGAAAGAAAAGTTGTTACAATTAATGAAACTCAAGGTAATCAATTAAAATTAAGAATGTTAGT